GACCGTCTGTTTTTGAGATAGCATATTCCGTAACATCTACTATCTGCCTTGCAGGCTTCCCAAAAAATGTAGAATAGCCTATTGGACTCTCTAAATTCAGCGGCCCCAACGTCAATTTTAGTCCATTGCAAGTACATGTAATGAGTACCAGTAATGTAAGTTTCATTGCCGTTATTATAAAACGCAAACCCCTCTTCTCTATATTTAAATTCATTTTCTATATAATCGTACCATTGTTCTTTAAAATTGTCTGGGTAATTATTCCAGTCAAAAACACTTTTAATTTTTTTTAATTGCTTAGGATAATCAAATTTTTGCCAATATTGTTCAGCTTTTTTATTTGATCTTTTAAAGCATTTATGTATTAATGGTAGACCTATTTTTAAGCCTTGAATATCATATACTTCTCCGAGCTCACCTGTTTTACTTATAACTACTAAGTCGTGCTCTTTATTATATCCGTATTCCCAGCTTTTTTGTTTATTTTTTTTCTTTAATATATTGGGCTTTATATAATCAGTTAAAACTGAATACAATGTTTGCTTATACATTATTTTGATCTTGTTTCAGCAAAACCTCCAAAAGTTTTTTGATTAGCAGATTTATCTTCTAATAACTTTTCTTCAGTTTCTATTCTAGTAAGTATTTCAAATGCATCAAATATTGCTAACTTTTTTGTTGCCGCTGCATTTTTTAATCTATCCGCACTTACATCATCTTCGCTGTCTACTATTTTTTCTTTAGCTACTTTAATTAGCTCTTCAACCGCTTTTTGCCCAGCTTGGATTATACTCAGTTTGGTTTTCTTTACGTTCATACTTAATAACAATATCATTAGATTTCATACAATATAAGCGCTCATTATCTACTATAAACTCCCACTCGCTATTAGGTGTAAACCCTACAACGTCTCCTGGATTGATTTGAAGCGCTTTTAAGAAGCTATTGCCATATTTTAGTATACCAATATGCTTTTGCTCTTTTTCTAAGCTCGTATCGTCATTATTTAATAAAGGCTTAACAAAGCATCTATCCATAAATGACTGCCATTTATTATTCTTTTTATATAGATATACTTGATCAGGTTGGCAAAAATAAAGATTATCTTTAAAATATTTGCTACTATTTTTTTCTTTACCTTTTATGTCATAATATCTTCTAAACACATTATGATGAATTATTATTTCATCATTTTTTTTAATAGGTGTATTATATGCTTTAGGTATAGATATTACTTTCGCAAGCTTATTTATAAATTTAAAAGACTCTATATTAGAATTTAATATTAATTCTTTATCGTTTACTTTGGTTGTATTATTATATCTTTCTCCAATAGGTTCAACGATAAAATCATAAATACTATTCATACTCTAAATTATATTCAACTGATATAGCCATATTAGAATTAAACTTTTTCCATGGCAGCACTTCATTGTTCTTTTTTATAAAAATATTATAAGAACTATCAGTATCGTCAAATATGATATAAGCTATTTTGTGTCCCCCATACACCTCCTGGTTTACAGAGTAATGCATAGCATCATTTTTATAATCAGAGCCGATGCTGATCTTTCTTATAACACTATCCATTTTACTTTTCTTTTTCTTCGGCGTTTTCTATTTCTTTATAAACACCTGTTTCAAGATCAATGCTAATAGCGCCGTATTCTTTTTCTAACTCTTTTTTATAGGCTTCCATATCTTGTTCAAGCCCGGCATATTCATGCAATAATACATGCTTTTGATTTTCAACAAGCCCAATATCCCTTAGTTTATTGTTCATTGTTACTTGTTGTTCTTTAATTTTAGCTAATTGCTCTTTTGTTACTTTTTTTTCTTGTGTACTCATTTGATTAAATTTAATTAAATTATTTTACTTTATCTTTTATTTTTTCAAAGGTTCTTAATCCGCCAAGACCAAGCATCCCTAATAAAACTGTCATTAAATGCTCCATTTGTAATGCCGGAGGAGCGTCGGTTGTTTTTGTTACCCAAATAAATAAATCTCTTATTACAAAGTTATATGCTAACGCTACCCCGCAAACCCATCCTATAAATGGACGCCATCCAGCCACAAATACTGTTCTATGGCCAGCTTCAATTTCATTTATTTTAGTTTGCAATTCTATAATTTCATTAGGGTCTAATTCTTTACCCTTAATTGCTTCTCTTATTTCCCACGCTAAGTTACCAGCTACTGACTTCCTGCCATCGCCTCCTTTTAATAGGCCTAATAATAATTTTAACATAATTTAAGCTATGTCGTAAGCTTCTTTTTCCCAAGGCAGATTTTTTGCGCCTTCTTTCATTTTGCTTCTTGAATAAGTTTTACCTTTCCAATAAACATTATTATCATCATAATCTAAATCTCCTCTTTTAAATTGATCTATATGAACCATTTCGTGGTCTATTACTTTATCAACTTGTTTAGGATTTAAATTTTTATTTATTAATATAGTTCCATTATTATTGGCTTTACCTAATACGCCTTCTCCTAAATCTACATTATATATAGGGGTATTATCTAATTTGTAAGGCGGGTTATTAAGTTTAAAAGCCATTATTTATAAGGAAACATTTTATTTAATTTTTCTTTGCGAGCAGAACAGCCGCAGGGGATATTTAAACCCTCTGCGACTCTGTCTACTACACTTTTAATTCCAGTAACTTTAGTAACTTTTTCAATTGAATCACCAAGTCCCTTAGATTTGCTCATTATACAACTGCAAATTCAGTTACAGCAATTCCGCTAGGAAGTCCTACTGTTGATTTTACACCACCTGGATTAGCTGTAAGAGCTGAATTGATAGCATCTCTAACAGATGGGGTAGTTTCCGCGCCATGAGTTAATACTACAGTATTAAGAACAGCAGAGTTTGTATGAATAGTAGTTTTAGTACCTTCATTAGCTCCAGCCTCATCACCAGAAGTAACTGTAATTACGGATTCTGTGTTAATTAGATGTTGTCCGTCTTCAAAGGCGTCTGCGCCCCCAACAACGGAGATAGAAATAAATCTTGCCATTTTGGTTTTGTTTTGTTATTGTTAATGTTTATGTTTTGCTAGGTTTATACAGTCCTATCTGTTTTATTTTGCGTAATCTTTTTTGCCAGGCTTGGTTTTTGACTTATCACCTTTATTTCCGCCAAGCACAACTTTATCATATTTACTAGCAACAGAAGGCTTACCTACTTGATACCCATAACCTTTGTTAAGATTAGCTATAGGAGCCGTGTCTGCGGCGCCTTTATTTTGTGTAATATCATCTACAGGATTAAATGCAAGATCTGCATTCATACTCATTCCTTTAGAAGCAAACCTTGGGTGATTGCCTGTATAATGCCCAACATTTCCGCTACGCATTGTAGCCATAGAGCCTTGTTTAACCTGGCCCATCATCATCATACCTTCGTCTTTCATCCCTTTATCCTTCATAGACATTCCTTTTTTTTCGTCGTGTAAAAAATTTTTAAGATAATTATATTGCACATCTTTTGGAAGGTTTTGATTATACGCTTGTTTCATGTCGTATTTTTCTGCTTTGTTCATAATTTTGTGTTTTGGTTTGTTGTTGTTATTGTTGTTGTTTAATTATTAGCAATTCCATCTTCTTCTTGCAGCTCTGCCCCGTTCGCTTGTCCATCCTTTAGATCGAGCGCAAAAAGATTTACGACGTTTCCAAGCTTTACTACCTTTTTTTAATTTAGAAGGTGGTGTAGTTACAGCTGTTTTTAGCTTTGATCCTGGATTATCTTTTCTGTATTTTTTAACACCTTTTTCTGACATACCCCCGCCTGCGGCTGCCCCTGTGCCAGTGGGATTAGCTTTATTATAATAACCCTTAGATTTTTTTCGTGAAGGTGCATCTCCTTTCTTTAAAAAAGGTGACGAGTGTTGTATATATGCCATTATTTTATGAGTTTAAACCATTTAGCTAAAGTATATCCTATAGTTACGACTAAAAGTATTATTTTAAGCCATACTTCTATTTCCATCATAGTTACTACACCAACTGATCCATTGATAGCTAGCAACTTTATATCCGCCAAATCCATTATTATTCTCCTCGCGCTGCCTTCGCAATTTGCGTAATAGCACCTGCTTTATAAAATGTTGGAGCCTTCTTGACTTCCATTCCGGTAATGCCCGAGCTATTACCGCTTCCCATTGGGAAACCACTAGTATCTAATGGCCCGTCCCATACATGAGATTCACCAACCTGGCCTTTAAGCTGAGGGTTTGAAATAATTGCTTTACTTTTGTCCATAATTATCTGTACTTATCTTTATTAACATTATCTATAGAAACCTTTAAAACTTTATTTGTGTAGGTTTCACCTTTCATTATTACATTTCTACGTTCACTTATTGGAATATCTTCTTCGCCGAGCATTATCTTATATATTTTATTTATAAGCTGCTTACATTTAAAAGATGTTTTGTATATATTATACTTTTGAGTTGTATGATTTCTTTTACGCCATACAGTTATCCAGCCTTCTTTTAATAGCGTATTCCATCTTCTATTATTCCAACTATACGAATAAGCGCCCATTTTAAAATCTATTTTGCTAAATAGGCCAACACAATCTAAATATATTAAAAGCTCTAAATCAGCATCAGTCATGCCATTATTTTTAGCAGCCCACTTTCTTATAATTCTATAATGCTTAAGCAAGTTAAGATCTTTTAAATCTCTTGCTTCTAATCTTTTCATAAAACAATAACAACGTCTTGAAGCTTAATTACTTGTAAAACTTCTTTATTTATTTCAACACCATGACCTGCATGCTTGTCATAATAAATATTGTCGTTTTCTTTAACTCCAATCACTTCTGAACCTACAGATAATACTTTAGCTTTATTGTATCTTAAATCTTCTCTTTGATTTTCAGTTAACAATAATCCTCCTTTAGTTTCAGAAGTACCTTGTTTTTCTTTTTTAATTATTAAGTTTCTACCTATTGCCTTCATTAATACGTAAATTATTAATTATACAATCTGTAGACAATATAGTAGTTGCAACTGAAGCAGCATTTTTTAATGCAGTTTTGGTTACAAGCAATGGGTCAATTATTCCTGACTTAATCATATTTTTACTTTGGCCAGTAATAACATCAAGTCCCCAACCTTTTTTAGTAGGCTCAACAATATCAAAATTTGCATTTTCTAATATTGTTATATAAGGAGCTTTAATAGCGTCTAATAATATTTCTTCGGCTTTGTTTTTAGGCTTTATTTGTGTTGATGCGTTTAATAATGCAACTCCACCGCCTGGTACAATGCCTTCTTTAATAGCGGCTTTAGTAGCACAAATAGCGTCTTCTACTCTATCTGCTTTTTCTTTTAATTCAATATCTGAATCTGCACCAACTTTAACTGTAGCAATCTTAGCTGATAATCTAGCTAATCTTTTTTCAAGTCTAATAGTTTCAGCAGCGTTGTTTTTACCAGATAAATCTTTTTTAATCTTATTAATTACTTCTGATACCTCATCAGTAATACTTTTAACTTTTATGATGGTTTCAGTATCATTAGTTACAGATTTTAAACATTTGCCTAAATGCTCTGGTTGTATTAAATCCATATCATCACCTAAATCTTCATTTATAATAGTAGCCCCAGTTAATAAAGACAAATCGTTTAACATGTCTTTTTTACTTATGCCATACGTAGGTGCATTAATTACATTAATTTTTACATTACCTTTAATTTTATTCATAGCTAATGTAGATATTACCTTAGGGTCTAAATCTGCTATAATAAGTAAAGGTTTATTTTTCTTTATAATGTATTCTAATACAGATTGTATTTTACGTATATTTTCTACAGGAGATTCAATTAGTAACACATAAGGGTTATCTAATATGGCAACTTTTGCATCTTGCTTGGTAATAAAATGTGAATTTGTTAGCCCCTTATCATATTGTAATCCGTCAATTAATTCTGATGTTGTTTCAGATAATTCTGTTGTTTCCATCATAACTACACCGGTTTCGTCAACTGATCTAAAAGCGTTTGCAATAGTTGTACCAAGCTTTGCATCATTATTAGTAGATATACTAGCCACTTGATCAATCATATCGCCTGTAACTTTTGTAGAGTTTTTTTCTAAATACTGTATTACTTTTTGCACAGCACTATCAATACCCTCTTTCAAGTTTCTTGCACCTAATTCTTTTAATTTAGGATATGCTTCATTTAAAATTGAGTGCGCTAGCACTGTAGCCGTTGTCGTTCCGTCGCCAGCTTCTCTTACAGTTTTCCTAGCAGCTTCCTTTAAAAGCGTAGCACCCATATTTTCAATAGGGTCTAATAATATAATTGAATCAGCTACAGTTACCCCATCTTTTGTAATAACAGGTTTTCCCGCGCCATCTTCTAATATCACACGTTTACCGCTAGCCCCAAGAGTAGAGCTAACGGCTTTCGTGAGTTTATTTATACCTTCAAATAGTTTATCCTTAGCTTCGTTACCAAAGCTTAGGTTTTTGACAATTGCGTCTGACATGATTTAATTAAATTTAATTTAAGTATTTTTATTTAAAAGGTTTTTACAACAACCGGTCCTTCAGCAAGCTTTAGTTTTTTATTGTAATGTTCGATTGAAGATTCAATTGCTTTTTCTGCACCTTCAATTGTTTCTCGCCGGGTTATCCCGTTCCAGTTATCGTTAAAATCAATCCATTCAGCCTGGTAATAGCCATTTGGAAGTTGAGTTATACGCCAGTTTTTTTTCTTAGCATAACGCTTCCAAAGTTTTTTGGTTTGATCGGTTACTTGTGGTTGACTAGACCACGATTGAGTCCGGTAAAATAGTGTCATTGGGTATTGGTTTAAAATTAGTTAGGTTTATAGTTTATTATTACTTATAATTACTCACCTTTACAAGAGCAGCTATCTTCGCCGCATACGCATTTTTTTTGTGACGCTAGTTGCCTATATGCCCCGGTCCTATCATCATAATCTAATGCTGCTTTTAATATAATCTTGTCCATTACATCATCTTGGTTTCTGAGCATTTCTTTTTGAAGATTAATAACCATAGATTCTAAATCATCTTTTGCTTTAGTTAAATAATCTATTTGTAATTGCTTTTTTTCTATATCATTTTTTAATGAATTAACATCGTCAGGTTTTGCACCAGTTATGGTGCTAATAACAATACCAATAGAAGCACTTATTGTGCCAATTAGCATCATTACAACTTCTTTATTTGTTTCTAATACTGGAAATTTAACAAGCCATATTACTATTCCTATAATTAATAAGAATACAAATAAACTTCCAATATAATGTCTTATTTCGCGAGCTATGCCGTTTCTTGGTAATTTCATGTTTTTGTTTTAATTTTAAGCAATTGCCATATAAATATAATCAAGGTTATTTTTGTTTGTTTGAAAACCGTCTTGCGTTGCATCCATTGAAAACCCTGTGCTTGTTATTGTGATTGAATTGGCAGCATTAACAGATTCTGCAGCGGAAGAGTTAAGCTGTATTCTTGCTAATACACCTGTTACCTCTCTTTTGTTATCAAACACCACCCATTTATTTCCTGTATTATATCTTCTAATCATAACCCAACTTGGTTGGAATCCTGTGGTTATTGTATTGACTCCTCCTGTCCCTGTATATTTGCCAATATCACTATACCCAGTTATAGATTTCCAAACGTAAGCAATATAGTCATCTCCTGAATTATTAACTGCTGACATATCAACTGCACCATTTATAAAACCAAAAGTATCGGCATCAACATTTTTTATACCCCCATTATCATCCGATGTTACTGGGGTATTACCTGCGTTTAAATATGCCCAACTATTTGCAGGGAAATCTTTATTCCAAGCAATCCAATTAGTATTACCATCAAGGTTTTTTACAAAAATTAATTCTGCATTTGTAAGTCCGTGCCCTACTGTATCTGAAACAACGCCAGTTCCCGTATAACTCACAATACTAAATCCCGAATCTTTATTAGCGCTAACTTGACTTGAAATAGTGCCATCATTATTAGTAACCGCCGTGCCTCCAGCTTTCCAACACCAAGATACATAAGGTTCGTTGTTAGCGTTTGTCCTT